AAGCCCCCTCACGTCCAGTGAGGAGACCCTCCTTAGGGGTTCTTGACCCCGGTGAGCATGTTGCTCACTAAATGGTGGCACGGTATCCGTTCCGTGCTTTCCTTCCATGTTCCACAGCGTGTCTTATTCCATGCCACATCCCCTAACTGAGATTGATTATCTACCCCCTCTCGAGAACTTTGTTTATAAACAAGTACTTCGGAAGGGGGCGATATACACTCAGTACACAGGGAATTACCGCCGGGGTAAGCACACGTACCTCTATCGAAGTGCTAGTACGAATAATCCAAAGGATAGCACTGGTTGGCGCAAGCCCGCGCCGTATGAATTTCACCGGTATAGTGGTGACGGATTTTATCCCGTTCATTACACTAAAACCGGTGCACAATTCTACGACGGAAGGCCTGGCTACTTCCAGTATAACTATCCCCATGGATATCCGTCTATCACTCCGAAATTTACGTGGACGTGGGCAAATCTCCAGAGATTCCTCTTCCCAGACCTGTACTATTATCTCGTAGTGGAAGCGACTGTACGCAATCGTGCTTTAGTAAAGCTCAAGGACCAGAAATGGAACATGAGCGTTTGCATAGCCGAAAGCGTCAAGACCTACCACATGGTACGAGACTTAGTGCTGGAATTGGTGGAGGTGGTCCGTCTGCTCCGGAAGGGTAGGAACCCTTTCGGAGGTAAGCTCTTTTCGAAGAGTTTACACAACAGATGGCTGGAGGTCCGATACGGATGGCTCCCTGCCCTCAAGGATATAAGTGGGCAAATGGAATGGCTCGACAAACTGATTTCCGGTGATCGTCGTGGCATGCGAATCCGGGTAACGGCCTTCGAGGACGTTATCCGTACAAGCACTGCCACGTGGGGCGCCACCTCTCCCAACCATACATGGTCTGGTACTCAACGTATCCAGGCCCGTTGGAAAGGAGTTTATTGGTGGTATGTTAATGATGATTCATTTCATCGCCTTAACGATCTCGGTTATCAAGAGCCATATGCTGTCGCCTGGGAATTAGTTCCATATTCCTTTGTCGTCGATTGGTTCCTCCCGATTGGAACATATCTGGAGGCCCTTTTGGCAGACACTGGTATGGACTACCTAGGTGGTAGCATGACCCGCATTCTGAAGGGAGAAGGTCTCGCAACGGTAGCTTCTACGGATTCTAACGTCTATCCTGACGTTGCCGGAGAAAACTATCGTGACGAGTCTTACTTCTCGATGAAGCGGACTGTTGAGGCAAAACCTCACGCAACCCTGGTACCTTCGTTGAACGTCCTTGACCTCGGAGAGGTACGTATTATGGATGCTATTGCACTCCTGTACAACGCCTTGACGGGTAAAGGATCAAATCGAAGGTATCGAATTTAAACCCTTAGAGGACCTAATAAGGTCCGTGGAGAACCCACAGTGCCTTCAAACAGCACAATGACCGTCAATGACGGAACGACCGATCTCACTTACAGTCCCTTGCGGATTCGCGGTGATATCGCGTCCTACGCTAATCTTTCGGAAACTCCCGAGATTGCTCGCCAGACCTTGGCGCTCAAGCTCACGGAGAAGCCGAAACTGAGAAGCGTCACCGGCACACTGGTCTTTCCGCGTGTCGTCGTGGAGGATCAGAACGGCGTCGATGTCAGCCAGGTGGCTGACTTTATGACCGTTAAGGTCGAGATGATCGTCCCAAGGACTTGGGATGAGGCGGACATCGCTTCGGCCCGTAAATGGGCAGCCGACCTCTTCACGGAGACCATCCCGGCTGGGATGGTTGATCGTGGTGAGTTCGTCTGGTAGTGGTTCCGGAGATTCCGGCCCACAACCCGAAGAGATGGGTACCTTGTCTGACTGTAGCAGCTGCCCTTTCGTCGACCGATATGGTCTGCGATCAAAGGCAGGTTCCTGCTTATGTCCGGCGAGGTACCTATTCCGCCTTCTCAAGAATGTGGAGTCCCTCCCATGGCAACGATTGGCCGTTCTGATAACATCCATCGTCGGCGTGTTGGTATCAATCCTCTTGAGTTATTCCGACGACTTGCCGAATGTCTTGGCTTTCCTGTCCTAGACACCGGTGAAAAGATCGTCACTCAAGATTTCCCGGATGTAAATCTTCCATTGGAAGAATTCCGGGACAGGTATCTCCTGAAGGAGATTCTGAGGAAATACCCAAATTTCGATCTGGGTATCGATACCAATCGTGTCGCTCTAGACAGCTTTAAAGAGGCTGAAAGAGTGAACCGTGAGACAAACGAGCGGTTAAGCTCTTCGAAGCTCGGGCATGACCCGAGGGTAATTGAGGCATACAGCCTCAGTTGCAGAAAAGCATCGGAGATAGCTGGCCGTTTGAACGTCCGCGGATTTATACGCGGAGCACGCTTTGGGCCCGGTGCAACTACGGGCACTAAGGCAGCGCAAGCTGCCGTGCCTTTAAAGTTGTCGAAGGTCCTAGACGTTACGCGCGAAGCCCACGATCTCGCCTACCTATACCTCACTACCGCGGCCCCGAAATGGGCTTACGGAATTGTAGGTTTTGGGCAGGCGGGTATCGAGGCTTCCACCGTTCTACGGATTGTAGACGGTGACCGTGCCGCGCTGGTTCCCAAATCAGCGCTTACTGGTCGACTCATCTTTGTCCAGCCATGTGCCAATGCTGTATTACAGCTAGGTGCCGGAAGGGCATTGCGTGAGAGGATGTTTTCCTACGGGATTAACCTCCAAGATCAGGAAATAAACCAAAGACGCGCTCGACAGGCGTCGCTTGATGGAAAGAACGCTACCGTAGATATCAAGGATGCTTCGAATTCCCTTACGAAGCTGGTAGTGTGGGATCACTTTGGTAACCATTCCATAAGTGACGGCCCACACTCTCGATCTGATCCACGGTGGTTCATTCTTTTCGACAAGCTGCGCACGCGTTTCGGCGTTGTTGATGGTAAACCTCACGAGTTTGAGATGTTCTCGGCGATGGGCAATGGCTACACCTTTGAGGTGGAGTCGCTCATCTTTTATTGCCTGGCATCTGCAACCTGTGAGGTCCTTGGGATCGAACCTGATGTGAGTGTGTATGGGGATGACATTATATGTCCGTCAGCAGCTGTGAAGCTCCTGACTGACGTGTTATCCCACGCCGGATTCTCACTTAATGAAAAGAAGACCTTCGTTTCGACTGAAGGCAGCCTTTTCCGTGAGTCCTGCGGCGCACACTACCTGAATGGATTCGATGTCACACCTTTCTACGTAGACAAACCCCTTGATACATATCATGAGATCATGCTCCTTGCCAACAACCTGAGAAGGTGGGCAAGTCATGGCTCGTGGGGTTGCGACGTTCGCGTCCTCCCATTGTATGAGTGGATAGTCTCCCATCTACCGAATCGGGTGCAGAGAACCTGCATACCCTTAGGAGTTGGGGATAACGGCCTCGTTAAATCGTTCGATGAGGCCCGGCCATCTTTGGCACGTCGAAAGGGGGTCCCAGGTTCGCCTGGTAGTCCATGTCACCGTGCAAACCTCATCTACGGCTATAATGCGAGAGTGCTTGTTCGGCACTCACACACAAAAGTCGTTGATGGGGAGTACGGGTTATTGGCATGGCTATATAGTAGAGAAGTGAGTAAGTTCCAGCCTAAATCCTGGCTGGGGCAACGCCTCCAACATCTCTTCCCCAAGAGGGTGAAACCTTTTGGGATCGAGACGAAGAGGTATACACTCTCTTTTAGGACCCAAGTGGTACGAGACTGGCCCGACATCGGGCCATGGATCGAGCACAATGCGTGCTCAACTGACTCTTGCATAATGGAGCAAGAGAACGTTGAGGTCTAGTTCCTTTTAAACCCCAATCTCGGGGGGCTCTGCTCCCCGACGCTCCGG